GTCAGGCGCGGTGTCTAGGCCGGCATCGGTGTTTTCGATGATGACCTGATCGGTCGTGTCGCTGCTGAATAGATGCAGTTGGGCTGCAGCCGTGCCAGTACCGAGTTGGAAGCCGGTGGTGCTGAACTTACCGGCAAAGGTGCTGTTGGTGGTGAACGCCAGTTCGTTGGCGGCTGAGCGGTAGATGCCCGTGACGCCAGTGTCTGCGGTCCAGGCAAGGCTGGGTGCGCCAACGGTGCCGCTGGGCAAGTTACGCAGGAAGGTGCCGTACTGGATCTTCTTGTTTTTGTTGGCCGCCGTGGCTTCGGAACTATCGACAATGGGCAGCAGATCATCCGCCGCTGGTGCGGTGAGTTCTGTCAGGTCTGTGATCTTCCGGTCAGCCATGGCGGTTGTTGGTGGTGGTTAGTGAGTAGGACTAATCAGCAGGCCATTAGCACGCAGGGCACGCAGTAGCTGCCATCTTCGTAAGTGCAGGTGACGTGAGTGCTGGTCACTTTGGCGACGGTCTTACTGCGGATGATGTCGTCGTCCTGAGGCTTGGCAGTGCCATCGCCAGCGGACATCAGTAGATCGCCGCGCTGCACCGTGACGCCTTCTGCAATGCGGATAATGAAGTCACCCGTCATCGCGCAGTAGAAGTCGTCGGTGTAGGTGTCGTCGTCATCGTCCCAGCTGATAAACACACCGGCCACATTTGGGTCTCCGTCCACGTCGGAGATTTTCATACGATTGAGCTGCTCGTTGGCTTCCTCGCCCCACTCGCACATTTCATCAAGATTGCTCAACACTGACCCACGCAAAATGTCTACACGTTGCGCTCCATTTGCAAGCTGTGACCAACGCGCTAAGTGTGCGCCATTAAAGAAAACAGTGGTTCCAGAGACGGAAATGTTGCCCTCAATCGCACCGTCCTGACGAAAGTCAATTAAACCGCCGTCACTAACAACTCTATTAAAAAAGGCAAGCGTACCATTGCCAGCAACTTGAATAAAACCACCTGGACCATTGTCCAATGCAACGCCTTGACCAGTCGTAGTCCCACTTATGTCTCTAGGCGCTTTATTGGTTGTGCCTACAAGCAAATATCCATCGTTTGTAATTCTGACCCGCTCCGTAGGGCTGCTCGCTCCATCGGCGGTAGTGGAGAACACTAGGCGCCCCGGCATGTCGTTAGCGCCAGGGGTGCCGTCTACAAATGCCGTTATCTCGGCAAGCGCTACAAACTCTGTACCATCGTTACCCTGAAAAGATATGGAACCAACAGCATTGGTGTTTGCAACAACAGTATTGTTTCCAATCGCAGTGCCGCCGCTACGTCCAAGAACAAGCACGGGCTGATCAAACTGTTCTGCAGTCGATCTATTTGAGACTAAAGACAGGCTGGAGCTTACAGAAGTGGTGCCTTCTAATTGAATTGATGTTGCAAAAGTGGTATTAAAGAAATTGCTACGCGCAGTAGACGTGCCAACTAACAGCCTGCCGGAGCTGTCGATGCGGGCGCGTTCGGAGGCGTTGGTCGTAAACGCAACGTGCGACGTGTTTATGTCGAGCTTGCACGTAGAATTTGCAGAAACATCAAGCGGGAACTTAGCGTTAGTGACATCGTAGAGATACCACTTGCCGCCGCTGACGACATTGCTGCGCCATGTCTGCGCGCCTGTGACCCATTCCAGTTGACTGTCCTCAGTTGAACTTAGTCGCAGTTTGCCATTTACGTCTAGAGTTGCTCCAGGGCTAGTAGTGCGAATCCCTACAGCGTCTGCCGAGGCATCAACAAAGAACAGGTTGGCATTGGTATCGCCTTCAATGCGAAAATCGTAGTTAGCACCGCTGTCATTAAATACAACTTCACTTGTGCCCCATTCAACGCGCTCAGTGCCGCCCGTCGTGATATTGACCTGATCCGTGCCGCCACTAAATAGACCCGTATCGGTGCCGCTGTCCTTGAAGTAGATCGACGGTGCAGCAGCCGTGCCGTTCTCAAACGGAATCAGACTCCACTCGCCGTCGAGCTGGAACAGTGTGATCCATGCCGAGTTCGCTGCATTTCGCAGCTTCATGACCGTTGGGCTGCTGCCCGTATCCGCCCACCACTGGTAGGCATAGGTTGTGGTCGGTTCAGTGGCGGAGGAATTATTGGTTGCGATGGCAGCCAGCGCGTTGTTCAGGTCAGCACGCACTGCAGCGCCGGAGGCATTGCTAATGATGTAATCGTGGGTTGCCATCGTTAAGCCTGTTGGGTGCCGTAACCGTTGGCCACGTACTGGAATTGCCTGCTGACCGCTGTTCCGGCGCTGTTGCGGAAGGTCACGGTGAAACCAGTGCGACTAGCGGATGTGATCTCATAGTAATCGCCAGTGTTCAAATTAAAAGCGGTCAGACCCAAAGCTGGTGTTTGGTAAAACGCCTTCGCGTAGGTCACGGCGTAGGATGCGGTGCCGCTGGTGATCGTGCCGCTGTTCTCCGTGCGGGACTGCATCACCATTTCATAGCCCAGCTCGTCGATCAGTGGTGTCTGGTCTGTGCGGGCGCTGATCAGCTCAACCTTGAACTGGAACTGACGACCGGCGTAGCTGCCGTTGTACATCGGGAACCACTCGCCAAAATCAATGTCGGATTCCAGCTCAAAGCGGTCTGGGCTGCTCTCCAGCAGCAGTTTGTCGCCGTCCTCCAGCAGCATGAAGGTATCGACGGTGGCCACGTCGCTGGAACGGAAGTAGACATCGGCACTGGTGTCATCAGCCAAACCACCGTCAAAATCACTCCAGCGGTCGATCAGTTCTGTGCGGCTGTCGATTGTGTCGGCTGGGTACAGGCCGCGAGTGGTGAGCGTGCGGCGGAAGTCAACGGTGAACTTTGCGCCAAGGTCAACAATGTTGGTGAAGTAGTAGCGACCCGCGAGCAACTGCTGGCCGGTAAAGTCCATCGCGCCGATGGCGTCAAAGTCAATAATTTCATCCACCGTCTCACTGCCATCCAGCACGATGGCGTCGTAATCGGCGTCGTAGCGGGCATCATCAAATTGCCCTTGGTATGGCGGTACGGTCTGGTCTTCGCGGACGGTAGTAATACTTAGCGGCGGGATGGCATCGGGCTGATCGAAGATGACGCTGGTGGCGTTCTGACTCCGCAGGCCAGCCGGATCTTGGAACTTGAGCAGATATTCGCCGTCGATCTTGGGCAGCAGGGCGTAGGTAGTCTCAGCGCCAACACGATCCGTCAGCAGGGTGGAGTCTTGCCATTCGCCGGTGCCATCGGTCTTGGTGCTATGGCGGATGATTGCGGTGAGGAAGCCGGGTGCTGCAATCGGACGCGACCAACGCAGCATCACCTGATTGTTGGCGATCTGTTCAATCGTGACGTTCTCAGGATCAATCGGTAGTTGCTGAACAGAACCCGTTGGGTTGGCCGTTGATGCAAACGACGGAACCGTAAAAGTTGCTGAAACCGCTGGTGCGCTCTTGTTAAATCCCAATCCGTATGCCGTGACGGAAACCAGCAGCTGGAAACTTTCGGGCAGGCCGATTATTTCAATGTTTGGGTTGTTGGTGCGAACTGTGCGGCTGTTGCCCTGCGCGGTGTTGTAAGTAACGTCATAGCCGAAGGTGGCACCACCAGCACCCTTTGCCCAAGAGATGTTGACCTGCGTAGTCAGCACCGTGCCGTCGCGCACCTGACCGGCGTTAAAGGCGATGTTTCTGACTGACGGCGGTGCGGAATCAAACGTGGTGATGTCCGGGAACTGCAGGTTCTGACCGTTATCAACCGAGGCGTAGATGCTGTCGTTATGCACCAAACCGGTGATTGCGTAGGTGCCGTCGCCGTTGTCTGATGCGCTGATGCAACGGAACTTCTGATTGGCAACGCCGCTGGTGGTAATTGACCAGATGGACTGCACGTTGGGTGCAGCGGTGAACGCACTGCTGACGTTGATCGTGCTGCCGGAAACGCTGCTGATGTTGCGGGTTTCAACCGTGCCATTGGGCAGCAGGCAGGTCAGTTGTGGGTTCGAGCCAGACGGGAGCGTGATCGACTGATCAGCAACGATGGCGCTGGTGGTGGAGGAGGAGACGCGACCGGAGATGCGGGTGCCTTGGCGGAGCGAATCGGCAACGGCAAAGATCTGACCCGGCAGCACCACGGCACCTTGCAGGCCAGTGCTGAACGAGATCACTTCATCGTCGAGCGCCTCGGTTTTGAGTGTCCACAGGCCAACGCGCTGCGCCTGCCACTTGGATGTGCAGCCAAAACCAATTAGCTCTTTGACGATGTAGCCGTACTTAGCGATCAGCGCGGCGTCTTCAACGACAACAACGTTTGGGCGGTAGAAGTTTTCCGGGTCGTTGTAGCGAACATGCACGCTGGTGCTACGCGTCTTGAGCGAGCTGCCGGAATACTCGAAAACACCGCCGACGACGTTGGCATTGGTGTAAATGTGCGAGGCCGCAAGTGCCGTACCGTCAAGATTGCCGTGGTCGGCTGCGACTTGGATGACGTTGTTCGACCAGAACAGGATGCCTCGAAACACTGAGGCCATGTCCATCAGGACGTTGTACGCCTCGGCGCGGTCACCGATAACTACGTTGCAAGAGAAGCGCGGTTCCCTGGTGCCGTCTGGGTTGATGACCTGCTGGTTTGCGTACTTGGCAATCGGGTACAGGTCGATCCAGCTCAGGTTGGCCGAGGTGATGAACTGACCAGCGCCATAGCGGCGGTTGGTGAGCAGGTCGTAGAAGCAGCAAACTGGGCAGCTCGTCCACTTCTCAGCGGTCTGAACCGCACCGTTGAAGCTGGAATCGTTGAAGGCGAGGCTGCCATCACCCAGAACGGTCGCGCCAGTTGGGATCTGAACCAGACGGCCACGGATTAGATAGGCACGCGATGGCAGGCTGTTGAACGCCTTGGTTGAGATTGCCAGTTCATTCAGCGCCGAATAGTTGTAATTGACGTTTTGCGAGATCGTTTCGGTGTAAGACGACCAAATGATTTGGTTGCCTCGGTTGTTGGCAATCGGTGTGTTCTGCGGTGTGTCTTGGAAGCTGGTGTATTTGATCTCAAAGTGGCCTTCACCCAGATCTACCTTTTGAACTTTGATGTTCCAAGGACCGGCGCCAAATGTTCTGAGGTTGATGATGCCGGTGCTGTACTGGTAGTTGTTGGTGGAAACGCCGGTGATCGTTTTGTTGGAGGCAAGCTGGAAGCCGGTGCCGCTCCCTTTGGCTTGCACGTAAATAAGGATCTGAAGCGTGCCACCAAACAGTTGACCTTTGGCGAGACTTTCCTGCGCGACGGAATAGAGCTTGGGAATCGTGAACAGCAGCTCTACATTGTTGACCGTTGGATCAGTGATCTGGCGCGTAACACTGCCGCTGCCGTACTTGCGGTTGACAACTTCGTTATTGCTGTTCAGGTCTTCGCTGTAGTTTTCGCCAATCTCTTGGTTGACTTCAACAATTTGTGAGGTGCCGTCGTTGAACCAGTACGTTGCACCCTGACGTGCCGCGCCAACATAAGAGGCCGACGAAATATCTTCGGGCTTGAAGTTATAGGTGCCGTCGCTGTTTTGGATTGGTGTTTCGTTGAGGTATGTACCCTGCAGGCCGTTAATGACGCCACCAATCGGACCTTCACAGAGAAGATCCAGCACCTTGATTGTTGTGACGGAATTAAGTGCCATGTCAGTAGAGCTGGTAGCCGACGCTATTTAGGCGAAGGTAGATCGGGTTGGAGCCGGTGGAGCCATTGGCCACAGTTTCCGCCGAGATCACTTCGACCTGAACGCTGACGATGCTTTCGGTTTCAATGTCACCCAACTCCAAGCGATGCATCCAGCCGAAGAATTGTCCTTCAAAGATCAGACCTTGGATGGTGGCAGAATCAGCAGCGACGAGGAAGCCGTCATCTAAAACATCGCCTCGATAGACCTTGATCTCGTAGCTGATGTAGCCGTCAACGTAAGTTGTACCAGTGCCACCGGCTTGATCGTAGAGACCGTTTTCCAGTGACAGTGCAACATTGAAATCTGAGTATTGCTCCACGCTGGCCATGTAGCCGCCGTAGACCTGCAGCGATGCATAACGGCGCTCGTTCTGAACGTCAGTGCGGATTAGTTGCGTGCTGTTGGTGACGCCGTACGAGCTGACGGGGCTGAAATATGCCTGCGTGTTAAACGAGGTTTGATAGACACGGCGGGCAATTACACCGGACTTATCGGAGAACTCGTTGGTCAGTATTTCGTTGCCCAAACGCATCGTGTCAGTGCTTGGTGCGCGAAGGCTGGTCAGCACCGGATCAGATTCGTCGGCAATTTGGAATTTCGACTTGAGCAGGTGGCTGCCGATCAGCACTTTGCCGTAAGCCAGTGGCACCGTGGCACCAACACCAACTGAGTTTGCGGCGCCCGTGTAGGCGTAGGACTGCTGGCCATCAATGCCAGAGGTGACATTCTCAGGACCGTTGGTGCGGTTACGGCTGCCCATACGGGAACCGCCATACGAAGTGGAGCCAAATCCGCCAAGCGTGGGAACTTGTGGCTGTGGCGAAAGAGCTTGTGCAACACCGCCAAGGATCAGGCTTGCACCAAAAACACTTAAAGCACTGCCAACGCTAGTAAGAGCGGCAATGGTCGAGGCAGAGCCAGTGATCCCGAGCAAACCTGCACCAGCGCCAAAAATACCAGCACCAGGCAAAAGAAAAGAAAGGGCAACTAAACCGATTCCGGCTAAAACTTTGCCACCACCCTCACCGCTACCGCTTAATACCGGAACAATTACAAGGTCTCTTTCGCCAAATGGCAGGATTAAATCTTCGTAGCTGAAATCAACACCGCCTTGCAATACCTGATAACCAATCCCGTTTTCTTCTGATTCCAGTAAATAATCCTTGAACTCCGGCATGTTGATGCACAGGAGTTTGATCGCATCAGCGGCGTTACGCAGGTTGTAATAGGTATGCTTGGCGCCAAAACGTTCGCCAAGTTCACCCATTAGGCAGACCCGCTGCATATCGGTAAACCGCCGCGATGCTCCTCACATAGTAACTGCTGAGCCACTCCACAGCACTAAGGCGGCCTCTCATGTGGTGCAGGATCCGCCACGGTTCCACGAAGATCGCAGCGTGCATCGGCTCCAGCGTGCCGAGCTTCATGATGGCCACATCACCAGGGCGGCGCTGCTCAAACTCAACGCGTTCAAAACCCAGTGCCACCGCCTCGCGTAGGTAAATGCTGGGTGTGGTCTGCAGATCCTCGGGACGGTCGAAGTCCTTTAGTTTGATGCCCTGCAGCCGGAAGTAATCGCGCACCATCGTGTAGCAGTCGCGCCCGTCGTCGTCCCACTCCAAGCCGATCAGGGTTCGATGGTCCACCATTCGTCCGCTGGCAGGGAGTAGATCAGCCACGGCACACCGCTTTGCCTGCAGGCACGCTGATCCAGTTCGCTGGCAGGTCCGCCTTTTGGGTGGCTGTGGACAATCGCAACGATCTCGCCGTTGACGGACGCCCGATAGTAATCACGTGGGTGCATGACGAAATGCTTTTCCGGTTCCTCGCAAACATTGCGGCAGGGCCAGTACATCTGACCAGTGGCAGCTTGGATCACCACACCGCAGGCTTCATAGGGTGCGGCGGATCTGGCGTGGTGCTCGGCTTCAGATTTGGATGCGGGAGCCAGGGTAACCACCATGCGGATAATCAGAAATGCCTTGGGATTGGAAACGGATCCTGCAGCTATTGAACCGCTTGCCGCAAACATCAGAAGTGCTGACGCCTACAGCGTTGTCGTTCACGTCAAAATAGCTGCTGCCGGTATAACCGCATTCAGGACCGCGATAGACCCACGGGCAGTAGTCCTGCACTTGCCGGCCAGGGAGTTGCAGGTTGGTGAGGTCTAGTTTGCTGACCAGTTCAAATTCGACAAGCTGGATATTTTCCTTTGATACACGGTCGATGTACCAGACCTGATCCTCAAACTTGGCGGTTGGGTCGGCA